TATCTGCTAGCCTCTATCTCTTTTTCTATGCTTTCTATCTGAGATGCTAAATGTTCAATCAACATATACATCTCCAGGTTCTTAGGTTCTTGCTCAGCTTTTTTTAAGAGATCAGCCTGGAAGAGATGATCAGCAGTTTCTAATTTATTTAATCTTTCAATAACACCAAAAGCAAACCAAGCTCCCATAACTATAGCAGCCACTAAACCAATTAAATTTCTAAGAGGTAATCCGATATTTGTATTCTCGCTTATCTTCATTACATTCCACCTCGGTTCTTAGCTTTCCAAGATCTCTTTTTATGTTTATTCATACTAGATTTTTTGGGTCGCCTACCAATGCTTGTTTTTTTTGGGATCCTTTCGTGAGGCTGATCCGCAATATTAAACTTTACTCTAGCCATTATTTCTTTTTACGATCAAGCACCGACTTTGTAATCTTTGTTCCAAAGCTAGCAGAAAAAACTATGATAACTAAATACCATACGCTATCTGGTAGATCATTTATTATAGATACCCACTCTCTAAAGTTTTCTCTTGTTTGTGGAAACCAGCCAGTCGTAAGCATTATTATTAGCCACCCCATTAAGATCTCATCTTTTATCGAGGTATCCTGGCTTTTGATACGAGCTAAATCTGTATCCTTTGCAGCCTCTATTTCAGCAGCTCTAATTACTTTTACTTTTTCTGCTTTGTGTTTAAAATGAGAAGAGACTTTATCGACCCCCATTTTTACTAAAGGATTATTAAATAATTTTAATAGGTGGATCATAAGGTACTACCCGCCATTTCTTCCGCAACTTCTTCACATCGACCAGGCGTTTGAGCGTGCCATCTACTATCTAATATTTCTGCACTAGCAGTTAATGCGTCTCCCTCTTCCAAGGCTTTCCACATCTTTTTGAATTTAGAAGTTCTGGGTCCCCCCAATTGATAAACCATTTGGATTATGCAGCACTTTTGAGTGTTGTTTAATTCTATATCGCCTATTAGTTTTTCAGCCTCCGATAAAGAAATATTAAAATCTTTCTCAAAATATTCTTCTGCAATCTCAATGGGATAATTAACACCCTCAGTAAGATCATCGGTATCCAAAACCATATGACCATAACCAAAAGTACGAATGGATAAGCTATCGAGATAGATATGATCTCTGTATCCCTCGTGTTTTTTAATTTTTGTTTTAAGTTCGGTGTAGTCTGCCATATTACCTCAAGTTTTCTTTGGATCAAAATTAAGTATTTTAACACCTAATCTCTTTTGTTCAGCGGTTCTCCCCCGTGCAATCTTCCAACCATTGCTACGAAAGTTTTGTGTCTTAACATCATAAGTTTTAATCTCCCTAGTTATTGTATTGAAAGTTAAAAGATCTATGGGTCCAGAGCCTCCTATTGGAGCAAAGACAATTAAGTCTGGATCGGCAGCAAACTTAGCTGCTGCTAAAAGTTCATTTGATAAACCAACAGATATGGTTTTTCTATTTCGTAAAGTAGAAGAAGATCGAGCCAATGATACCACCTATTAATATTAATACAGCAGCAACTCCTTTACCTCTATTCATATCAGCCTTGAGTTCTTTAACATCTTTTCTCATTTCATCTATGGCTTTAAATAAAGTTTTCATACGCTCAGCGCATACTTTTTCATGGTAGGATATTCTAATACCATTATGATCTTGTATATTTGAATTTATTTTTTTTTTAGATTTCATTTACTGGCTCGCAAGAAAACCTAATAAATATTTTATGTTTATTAGTATCTTCTTTTCCTATTTCTGTTTGTTTATTTTTAGCCTCTTCATAACCAGCCTGGAGGCAGTCATAATAATTAGTATAAGTTATTGGCATTTGATGTGGAGCTAGGCATTCTCCGTGCATTGCAGTACACATAATCATAATGAGTACTACTTTCATAATTAATCAGATCCTGGATTATTTTTTGTAGCCATTAATAATTTATACCAATTCCATGCAATTGAGTTTCTTTTGAACCACTTGCTTGATTTGCCCAGACAGCTTTATATCTAACATCTGTACCAGAGGTACAAGTTGTTTCGCCTAATCTTACTTGTTTAATTCCAGTAGAATAAACTGGAGTGATTGCAGAATAGCTTGATGCCTCAACCCAATTTGTTCCACCATTGCAAGAGAAGTATATTTTTAAATCTGTTCCTAGTGTAGCTGTTCCTTGATTATCTTTATATAACATTGTTCCACCAACTTTAGTTTTAGCAGAGCCAACAGTATTTGTGTTTTGTATAATTGTTCCTGTTGCACTTACTGCATCGCCTGTTAATCCTTTAATAGCTGACATACCACTACGATATTGAACATTTTGTATATACCTAACACCAGTTGCTGCTGAAAAAGCAAAACACCCATACATATTAGCAGTAGAATTAAAATTACTTTCTGAAACTGTAAGAACAGTCACATCATTAATTTGATAATATAATCTTCCATCCATTCTTGCCCAGCGACAAGATTGAGTTTGAGGAGGTGTATTACTATCTGAACCAAGTGATGTGTTGGGACCTCTCCAAAATTTAATTCTTGGTCCGTTATCTCCACTAAACCCAGCCCAATAACCTTTGTTATCAACACTATTGTATGGCGATCCACCCCCTGTCACATAATTTGAACCAGCTGCCAGTACCATAAATTCATAATATTGATCAACATTCGATCTGTCGCCATAGTCTACTGATGTTCCTGTATATTGAAAAATAAAATTTCCTGTTAATATTGCATTGTGTGTTGGCGCAGAATAATTATAACTGTTGCTTGCAAAACCAACATCATTACCATTCGTGACTGATAAAGCCATATTTCCATTAGTTTCATTTACATCTGACAAAGCAATATCTGTTAAAGTTCCGCCAGCATCTGCTGTTGCAGTTGCCGAATAAATACTACCAACAAAACCACTTTGAACACCAGCTGTTGTTTTAGTTGCTAAAGTGTCTGTTGCAAAAGTATCAATGTGTTGGTTTGGTAAATTAAAAGCTGCTGAGCTTTCATTAGTAGCCTCTCTTAAAGCTAAAGCAGAAATATCTGATTTGATTGGCTGCAGATCTGTTTGTGGAGAATGAGCTACAACACTTGATTGAGAAATTCTTGAGTCTGCAAAAGTTCCCGATCCAATTCGATCTGCACTCATAGATCCAGATGTAATTTTAGCTGCCGATAAATTTGGAATTTCAGACGCATCTAAAGTTATCTTTGCGTTATCAATTATTCCATTTGTATTTGTACCTAATAAATTAGATAGATCTCTCGCTTTAGTCATTTATGTTATTTCCTATAATTTGTTGTTGTGACTTTTGTAGGCTAAATATTTCTACCTAGCCTTTAATTATTTAGTATGAAGCTATAATTGCTTTCAAATCAGCAAAATTTCCAGTATCAGCTTTTGTTTGCATATCTGCTACTCTAGCATTTATGTCGGCATCACTTGGAAAATTGCTTGGTTTAGTAATTGTTTCTCCGTTTAAATGATATACAATTGTACTTAAATCATTATCCCAAATTGAAACTTCCCAATTACCTAAACTTTGTATTGCGTGTATTTTTTCTATATTCATATTTTATTTCCTTAAATTATGGTGTTACTTTTATTGCAATAATTGAGCTTCGATTATGACCTTGATTTAATTGGTAAGGATTTGAACCACTATACATTCTTCCTACAATTTTAAACCAAGGTGTTTGACCAGAAGTAAAATCAAGATAATAACTTCCACTTTGTGTTTCGTATTGATTACCCTCTGGAAATGTACCTTGTTTATCATATGATGAGGCTGTAGTATTTAAGTCTTGCCAATTACTTCCACCATCAACAGAAAACTGATGCTTACCCGCTGTTTGATTCCAATTCTGTTCTTTTCTAGCCTCTGTAAAATGAACAATAAAATCCATATTAGTTGTTAATTGAGGAGTTTGTAATTCTACTCCTGTAGCTACAAAACTTGTACTTGATGTTGTGAAAGAAGATGTATATTGAAATTTATATACATTTGTATCTGAACCAGATTTAGATAATCCACCAGCTGATACTGCACCCCACTCTGGGTCGTTAGCACCTTGTTTAAGATAATAACCAGCTGTACCTTTTGGTAGTCTAGCGATTGCACTACCACTATTGTAATAGATGTCGCCTTGTGTCGTACTTCCAATACTTAGTAAGTCTGCGTCTGTTCCAGCTACTCCGCCTTTTGCTAAATAGTTCCAAGATGCGTGAGCTGTTCCAGATGACGATGGAGCGTTGCCAGTTGTGTTTGCTATACAAATATACGAGCTAACTAATCCGCTGTCTGTATATTGAACAACATCGTCTGGAGTGTACGCAGTTCCGCTTGCGTAAGTTCCACGCCATACTTGTTTAATTTTTCCTATGTCAATTGTAGCCATATCATTCCTTTAAATTATTAAGTTAATTAATTATAGAAAACATTTTGCGAACAGATTAAACTGTTGCAATCAAGTTTCCGCTAGCATTTATGCTAAAAACAAACCCACTTGCACTAAATAAAACATCTTCAAAAGCTGCATATTCAGCTCCAGAAATATTATCTGCACCTTGATTTGTCGTTCTTACTCTAAGACTATTGTTAGCTGGAACGGGTGTATTAGCCGT